TCAATCATTTTCAGATATGGATTCTTCTTGAGAGGACTGGGCACCTGCCTGGTCCTTTTTGCTTTTCCACTCAGATTCTACTCGGCGTGCCATTTTAGCTAGAACGGCCCAGTCCTCTGGGGTCAAGGCCGCCAAGGCATCAATCAGCTTCAAACGGAAAGAGTCTGGCTCATCTTGGAGCGCGTGGCCAACAAAGGAGGCAATCCGATCACGTCGCGTAAGCGGCTGGAACATCTCACCAACGCCAGTCCGGAGCCAGATTTCGTTGACGCCAAACTCGCGGCAAATGTCAGAAATGGTTCGGTCACTTGGCCTAGAAGTACCATTTGTGAGTTGAGATACAAACGCTTGAGATACATTGATTCGCGCTGCAAATTCAGTTTTTTTGATGTTCATGGATTTGATGCATTCGGAGATTCTAACGTTTATGTCGTCCACGACCTCACCTCCTTGACAGTTATTAAACCACATTCCTGCCCAAAAGTCAACCCGTTAGATTAAGCCACTTAAGAAAAAGGGGCTTGACATTGTAAGTGTCTTATGTTATAACTTAAGTAACTTAAAAAGCGCGCCTAGGAGGTGGGCAAATGTCAAGTCGCGATATACCCGTAGCAAGGACAAGTCGAGCGCTGAGTAAAAGTGATCCGGAAGAGTATGGGTTGCTGGATGATCTGTTGGAGGCCATGGCCGAGCTACCTCGTGAGGCCCAGCGGTACATCCTGGGCGTAGCCCAAGGCATGGCCATGAAGGCCGAAATGCAGCAGTAAGTTGATAGGGAGGAGGTAATCTATGTCCTGGATACTCGTTGCTATGGTGTGGGCCACAGCTGCTACCTGCATTCCCATTATGCGGAAACTGCAGCCGGATTGCTGGAAAGCATACGCCGTATACGTGGCCTTCATATGTACAGCACTTACATTGTTTGTAGTATGGCACTTATCTCAGCGCTGAGCTCGTCAATATCATCTACAATTTCGATTTCAACAGACCGCGAGAACATATGATTCACTCGGGACATTTTTGCCCGAAGTTCCTCTGGAAGATACATATATGCGAGTGGATAGTATCTTGCATACTGGATGAAGTCTTCACTCTCGGGGGAGTGGTAGGCGGCACTCAGATGCCGCAGGTAATTTTCAAAAATTTCCCGCTTGTAAGCAACTTTTTGAGCATATTCTTGCTGCTTTAATTCCATGCGTTTCATCTTTAGGGCATAATGATTGTTTATGATGGCCGTGAGGATCGGTGACACAATGGCGGCCAGGGCAACAATAACAGAGATGGTAATTGTTAGATCGAATTTTGGCAATATTATTACAGCCTTTCTCTGGATGATAAGGGAAGAACTACATGATGATTTATTACATAAGCAATCTTAGTGGATTTGGGGAAAGGTGGTGAGACGCATGGCAAGCACAAGTGTGGCGATTACTGTCGATGCAGCCGCAATTAATGCGGCGATCAAAGAGGCGGCTAGATTAGTGGAGATCTTAAGAGAGACCCAAGCTATCATTCAGTCGTTTTCCAGCGGCGGTTGTCGGTGCTAGGAGAGGAGTAAAAATGTTTCCGAAAAAGAAGAAATGTGACCCTACATGGATATCCCAGCCATCACAGATTCCACCACCACCGCCGCCAAGAGCGTCTGAGATTGCCCGTAAGGCGCTCAGGGATGAATTGGAAGCCCAGGCAACGCCGATGACAATTGCGGCAGCAGCGAAACTGACAACGGACTTGGAGGTTAGAACGGAAGGATGGACCGAAGTTTCTCCAGATACTGAAATAAGGCTGTGAGGCCATCCTTAAATCGGTTTTCCATGTAAATTATGCCTTCCTCGGTAAGCGCTGACTCAGCTGTGATGTTGTCTGCAAAAAAACAGGACAATAGCTTGGCTCGGTGAAGTTCTTGGCAGATTGTGTCTATATCATATAGTTTCCATTTTGGCATGAGATTAGCCTGTATGTTCTCAGCACCGCCAAAAAACCTTGCATCGGACCGCGACGCGCCTGATTTCCTCCGTTGCAGATATTCTTTGTAAAGGATACAGATCATAACGTCAGCGTCTTTGGTAAGTCGAACTTCGCTCATAAATTCACCCTCCTTCCTCCAAATACTATCATAATTTTGCGGAGTGTTCAAGTACGGGAGGGCATATTCTGAGTGCAAATCATAATTGGGAGGAGGTGGCGTTATGCCCATTATTATATCCAGGACAGGTCCTGCGGCTGTAGCGCCACTGCCGCCCCAAGATGCAGCGGCTCTATGGGAAGCTCTGATCCGTGAAACTGTGCGGCGGCACCCGGAGCTGTTGGCAATGCCAGATATGGATGCTCCGGAGGATCGGGACTTACAAAATACATAGCTCCCACCCGGCGTGGCAATTGCGGGCGGTTTTCTCCTTTCCTGCCCACGGCTATTGCCCTTGGCAGCCGCACGCCGGTCCCTCTATATTGGCCCGGGTTGACATCCCGGGCAGCGGTGGACCACCAGCCGTAAATGGTGGACCATATGGCGCCGCCCAGATGGCAGTCCGGGATCGTATCCATGCTCCCGGCCTGGCGGGTGCAACTCCCGCTGGCGCATCTTCTCCTTACTCTCCTAATCCCAATCCCCGCCGCCGGGGCCCGATACCCCCGGCGGCAACACGGGCAGCAGGTGCTTTGGCAAGCACACCCCCAAGCACAGGGGGAGCCTGGCGGTTCGATCCCGCCGCTGCTCTCCAGGCCCTCCGCATCACGCAGGTGCTGTGCCACCTGCGCGGAATGAATGCCCACAGTTGGCCGTGGGACGTTTCTACAGCTGCACGGAGCAGCCGCTGCGCTCCCCTTCGCGCGGTAAAAACTGGGGTGGCAGCCGGGAAAGACCGGCAAACAAACCTGGAGGTGATCCTATGCTTCGAGACAGCATGGACCAGGCGGTCCGAGAAAATGCGTTGACAGCGGCCCGGTGGCTGGACACCTGCGCCGCCATCGAAATTTCTGCTGCTTATGGCGGATATTCGGCGGACTGCGCCGGGTGTCCATACCTTGGCGGGCAATGCAGCGACGGTTTGATGTCAGAGGCTGCCAGGGTTCTGGCCATGTTGTATGATCCAGGGCAGGAGGGGTATCCAGAGGCCCAGAAGATGATCAGCAGGCTCCGGATCTGTGTCGCAGATAATACTTGCCTGGAGATATGCCAGGACTGCCCCTATGCCAACGGCTGCCCCTCAGGGCTGCTGGGAGCGGCGGCGGACCTGATCCGGGCGGCCTGCTACCAAAAGAGGTGATTTTGTGATGCAGGAGGACGTTTACAGCATCCGCAAAGGTGGAGAGATCTATGCCCAGGGGCAAGTGTCCAATCTTGGGTATGATGCTGCTACCCTGCGGTCTATGGCGGCTGCGGGGTACATCCTGTACTGCAACGGCAAACGGGTCAAAATTGGGAGGTGATAGCATGTACTGCCGCAAATGCCCCTGGTGTGGGGCGTATCTGGACCCTGGCGAGATCTGTGACTGCCAGGAGGATGGGAAATAAAAAAGGCGCTGCCGGGCAAGGGCAGCGCCAAGAACCACACAAAGGAGGTCCAAATCTATGAATCAATTATACGACAATTCCGGCGATTTGTCAAGCCCGGAATTAAAATCTGCGGCATATTATGCCATTATCCCGGCAAACGTGCGGTATCATCAACAGCTGAGCGCCAATGCCAAGCTGTTGTATGGCGAAATCAGCGCACTGACCACCCGGGAAGGGTACTGCTTTGCCAGTAATCAGTATTTTGCAGACCTGTACCAGGTGACGCCCCGGAGCATTATCCGCATGGTGAAACAACTGGAGCAGTTCGGTTTTATTCGAACTATGGAAGAACGGGATAAGGCTACCGGACAGGTCAAGCGGCGGCGGATTTATCTGACAGTGTCCGCCCCAGAAGAACACCCAGGTGACAAAAAAGTCACCCCCATCGGACAAAATTGTCAGGGGGAGGGTGACAATTTTGTCACTCCGCTCCTTATAATAAATAATAATAAAGATATAAAGGGGGCTGTCGATCAAAGCGAAGCAAAGACGGACGCAGTACATGCACAGTTTGCATCCTGGGTGCAGACCCAGGCAGATGCTTGGCCAGAGCAGACAACGGCTAAACTCTTGGATGCCTTTGCGGGCTTCCTGGAGGAGCGCAAGCGGAATAAAAAGCCGCTTCGCTCAGCCAGAGCGGTGACACTCCTTTGCAATCGATTGGCTGAGTACTCCGGTGGGGATCCGACGGCTATGGCGGATATGCTGGATGAAGCAACTTTGAAGGGCTGGCAGAGCGTCTACCCGCCAGATGCAGGAAAAAGCTCCTCTGGAAGACAGAACGCAGCAAGGGAGGATGTCGGGGAATGGTTGTAACAACTGCTGACTGGCTGCAGGCCCAATACAGCGTCTTGGGATCAGCCATGCTGGACCCGGAAGCGGTACCCCAGGTCCTGACGGAGACAACGGTCCGGGATTACTCCGGTCCTTGTCAGGCCGTATATACCGCCATGAGCAAGCTTTTTGCAACAGGGAAACCCACTGACGTAGTGGCCGTTGCCGATATGCTGGAGGGTAAGTACAACGAGTTTTTGGCTGAACTGATGAAAATCACGCCCACTGCGGCCAACGTGGGGTACTACATCGGTGTATGCCAGGATCAGTCTCGTATCTTGAGATTAAGGGCCCTGGGGGAATCCCTGGCACAGGCGGAGAGCCGCGACCAGGCCCAGCAGCTGCTGGATGAGGCCAACGCCATGATGGCACAGCGGCAGCAATGCCAGGCAGTGACCATGATGGATGCTTTGAAGAGCTTTGCAGCACGGGCTGAGAAGCCGAAGACCTACATATCTTGGCCGATTCCTGAACTTGATGGCCGAATTTACGCAGAGCCTGGCGATTTTATCGTCTTGGGCGGCTATCCATCTGCCGGTAAGTCGGCCTTGGCGCTGCAATGCGCCGCCCATTGGGCCAGGCACAAGCGAGTAGGCTTTTACAGCCTGGAGACCGGTAGCGATAAGCTGTTTGATCGCATGGTGGCGATGCTGGTTGGCATCCCCATGCAGGACATCAAACAAAACCGGCTGCAACTGGATGACTGGACGCGATTTGCTACGGCATCTACGGATATCGGCAATCTCCAGTTGGAGTTGATCCCTGCAGCCGGTATGACGCCAACGGACATCAAGGCCACAGCCCTGGCCCGGCGGCATGAGATTGTCATCATCGACTATCTACAGCTGCTACAAGCTCCAGGTAGCAGCCGGTATGAGCAGGTCACTAACGTGTCCTTGGCCCTGCATACCTTGGCCCAGAGCATGGGCATCACCGTAATGGCCCTATCTCAGCTGGCCCGGGCAGGCAAGGACAGCGGTAGCCCTGGCATGGCCTCCCTCCGGGAGTCTGGCCAGATTGAGCAAGATGCGGACCTGATCTTTTTGCTGTACCTGGAAGATCCAGAAAAACCCCAAGGACCCCGGATCATGCGGGTAGCCAAAAACAAAGAGGGTACTTGTCCCAAAATTATGCTGGACTTTGACGGGCCCCGGCAGAAATTTTCAAAGTCCGGCGCGACTAGCGGAGTGGTTGCAAAGTACACCGCTATTGGATGGCAAGCCCAAAGGTCCAATAAGCGCAAAGATGCATCGACACAAGGGATGGATGGGCAATTGCCCATGCTGTCGTCAGATGAACCCGTCCCGGCGGATGGTAGGCTGTAATCTGGTGCCAGACGGTGAGACGGAGAGTAAACAATGAACGTAGCTTATAACATGGACTGCCTGGAAGCAATGCGGCAGATGCCGGTTAAGTGTTTTGATTTGGCTGTGGTGGACCCGCCGTATTTTTCTGGACCGGAGAAGCGCATGTATTACGGCGCTACAGTTTCTGCGCATGGAGTCCAGCGTGTGAATTATCCCATAACGGACAAATGGCAAATCCCTGAGGCGGAATACTTCCGCGAGCTAGAGCGCGTCAGCAACCGGTATATAGTCTGGGGTTGCAATTATTTTGACTGGACTTTTGCCCCTGGACGTATTGTTTGGGACAAATGCAATACCGGATCTACGTTTTCCGATTGTGAGCTTGCAGCTACAAATTGCCATGACAGTACCAGGCTATTCCGGTTTATGTGGAACGGTATGCTGCAGGGCAAAAATTCTGTGGAGGGCTACATCCAGCAAGGGGATAAATCCAAAAACGAGGTCAGGATACACCCCACCCAAAAGCCCGTGGCCCTCTATGAATGGATTTTTAATCGATACACGAAGCCGGGTGACATGATCCTAGATACCCACTTAGGCAGCGGGAGTAGCCGGATTGCTGCCTGGAATGCAGGGCTTCACTTTGTTGGGTTTGAGATTGAGCCGGTGTATTTCACCGCCCAAGAGAAGCGATTCGCGGACTATACAGCGCAAGAGAATTTGTTTGTGCTGGGAGGTGCTGCCTGTGAACATCGGCCTGATTGACGTAGACAGTCACCGCTACCCAACTTAGCCTTGATGAAATTGTCTGCTTGGCATAAAGCTCAGGGCGACAGTGTGACATGGCGGTGGGGCTGGGACCATTACGACATTGTGTATATGAGCAAGGTGTTTGATAATACCTACGCACCGGATGTGGATGAGCCTCTAAACGCCGACAAGGTGATAAAGGGAGGTACCGGATACAGCTTAACTGCCGAACTCCCTTTAGAGGTGGAGCACATATACCCGGATTACTCCCTATATCCGGGCCTGACCAAAGATACGGCTTTCGGATTCTTGACCCGTGGTTGCCCACGCGGCTGTCCATTTTGTATTGTCGCAGGAAAAGAAGGTATACATAGCCGACAGGTTGCGAATCTATCCGAGTGGTGGTGCGGACAAAAAACATTACTCTGATGGACCCGAACCTGCTTGCATGCCCAGACCATCTGGAAGTCTTGGAGCAGTTGGCCGCCTCAAAGTCATGGGTGGATATCAACCAGGGAGCAGACGCGCGGATGCTAACGCAGGAAAATATTAAGGCCCTTAATCGTGTAAAAATCAAGCAAATCCACTTTGCGTGGGACCTCATGGCACAGTCTGCCGCTGTTCTCAGCGGCCTGCAGCTGTACAGTGAGCACGGTGCAATTCAAGACCGGCGGCGCAGGATCGTGTATGTGCTGGTCAATTACAACACTTCAATGGATGAGGATCTATACCGGGTTTACCATCTCCGGGAGTTGGGCTATGACCCGTTTATTATGGTCTATGACAAGCCCCATGCATCTAAGGGGATCCATAGACTGCAGAGATGGGTAAACAATCGGGCCGTATGGGGCAGCTGCCCTAAATTTGAGGACTATTTGACAGGATAGGGGAAAGTAGAGAATATCCGGCGAGAATCCTCAGAAAATAGATGTGCTACTATTTTTAAAGGTGGAATGATTGATATGGATAGACTTACCAAACGGACCGACGCGGGAGAGGCGCAGTTTGTCCGTGAGTTCGCAATTGATTCTCAGTCCGTTTGCGACAAGTTGGCCGCTTACGAGGATACAGGTTTGAGCCCGGAAATGATTCAGCAGTTTCAAGAGCGTATGAAGCTGGTTGGGAAAATCGCGTATTTTGTAGTTGATCTCCATGACGAAATGGATGTGGAGCCGCTCCTCATAACGGAGGTAGGCACAAAGGGCTTTTGGGCCCCGGATAATCTTAACGGCAGCCCGGATGAAATGTCAATGTTCACTGCGTGGGATGAGGTCGGCAAGACCATTTTCTTCACGGAGGTAGAGGCGAATGCGGAAGCCGAAAGGATGAAAGTACTGAAAGGGTATAAGTGATGGCCAAAGAACGCAGAAAGATTATTGTTGCCGGTCCTCTTTGGATGGGTGTGCAATATGCGGCGGCGCACAGCAAAGATCCGGATACCAATCGCGCTGCAAAGTCGCAAATTTCCAGCCCGGCCCGGGAAAGCCTGAATGCCCGGCTTTCCTGGCAAAAATTAATGTTGGTCTTGGCTTGCAACTTTTCTCCCGGTGACTTGGTTGCCACACTGACTTATCGGGATGGGGATCTCCCGCGCACCCGAGAAAATGCGGATAAACGCCTGACTGCTTTCTTGCGCCGACTTCGGTCGGCGCGGAAGCAGGCCGGTGAGGCTCTGCGGTATATCCGTGTGACTGAAGGGTATCACTCCGGTGGTAGGTTGCACCATCATCTTATCATTAATTCGACCGGGGATGATTACCAGATGATCAAAGGCTTGTGGGAGCGCAATGGGGACAACGTGGAGTTCCAACCATTGGGTACAGACGGCTACAGTCAATGGGCCCAGTATCTGACCAAGGAGCCGCGTACACTGGGACGCAGGCACGTGGGGGACCGGACTTGGCGGACATCGTTACATATGCGTAAGCCGGTCATCTATTATGATTATGTGCATGATACAGATCATCTGCAACCGCCTGCTGGCGCTCACGTGTTGGACAGGACGGAGTGCCAAAACTGCTATGGCCGGTTTGTGTCGATTACCGCACTTTCCGAATTTTCGGAATCAGAAAATTGAATACCTATATTCGGTCTTGGGGGAGTCTATATTAACTGGGAATCTAAAAATAACGGAGGCGAGGATGTTGCAAAAGCCGGAAAAGTATGATAAAATAAATGCACATGACGGCTGGTTAAGCTGTCCGAGGTGTGGGCAGAAAAAAGTCCAGCGGGTTCTGTCAACTACTCGCGCAACGGCCTTGCCAATTTACTGCCGCCGCTGCAAATGTGAAAGCATTGTAAATATTCCTGCTATTGAGCCTGAGCCTTAGCGCCTGAGCCTTTTACCGTAAACTTGCGGTATCGGTTTGGGCGCTTTTTATTTTTCCGGGAGGTGCAACTTATGCGAGGCTTTGCTAAGAGCTTTTACCGGTCCAAGCGGTGGCAAGCCACCAGGGCCGCATATGCAGCAAGCGTCGGAGGCTTGTGTGAGTCCTGCGCTGCTGCCGGTTTGATTGTTCCAGGGGAGATTGTCCACCACAAAGTGCCACTGACTCCGGATAACATCCACAACCCATCTGTTGCGCTGGACTTTTCCAACCTGGAGCTTGTCTGCCGCAATTGTCATGCTGCCCGACACTCGCAGGAGACGAGCAAACGATGGACTGTCGACGATTTTGGCCACATCGCAGCGCGTGAGGTATCCCCCCTGTCGCTCCCGGGGACCACCCCGGGGAGACCGAGGGTAGGGGAGGTGGGAAATCCTCTCGCACGCGGGAAGGGGGGTGTCGGGCATGAACCAGCCCGCAGTGGGTGCAGAAAATATGACTCAAATCGAGCCTGAGAAGGCCGGGGGTGTCAAGGGCAAGACAGCACCCAGCAAAGAAAAACGGATTAGTCGGGAGAAGCGAAGTCTGAGCAAGCTTTGCAAAGATCTGCCGGACGGCAAGAAAGCCATTGCGATGCCGTTGGTGGAGCAGGCTGCTTTTATGCGTGTGACATTAGCAGACCTGCAGGATGAAATCAACAAGTCCGGCTGTGTGGAGGAATACCAGAACGGACGGAATCAAAGCGGATGGAAGACGACCGCTGCCTTGCAAGCTTACAACTCCACCGTGAAAAATTATGCTGCTGTCTGCGAGCGGCTGGACCGGATCCTGCCTGACAGCCCAGTTGGCAGGAAGCTTGTTGAGTTGATGCGGGATGGATAATCCTATTCTGCAGTACTACCAGGCAATCACAGATGGCACTGTGGTGGCAGGGTATTGGATCAAGCTGTTTTACCAATATGTGGTTGACGGTCTTGGAGCTGGGCGGTTTGTTTATAACGCCAAAAAGGCCAGAAAGGCAATTCGTTTCATTGAAAGCTTCTGCCATCATTGCGAAGGCAGATGTGACCTGCTGAAACTGGAACTGTGGCAGCGGGCCATTGTGGCTGTGATGTTTGGCGTTTATGGGCGGGATGGGTACAGGCAATTCCGGGAAATCGTAATTGTCGTTGCCAGAAAAAATGGTAAGAGCTTGTTCGCTGCTGCTATCATCGCTTACTGCCTGATTTTGGATGGTGAGTATGGGGCCAAAATTTACTGCGTAGCCCCAAAACTGGCCCAGGCAGACTTGGTGTACTCCGCCTTTTGGCAGACTGTCAAAAGTGAACCAGAGCTGGCCGCTATGATAAAGTCCCGAAAATCTGATTATTACCTGGCGGCTACCAACAGCTCTGTGACCAAGATTGCTTTTAACAGCAAGAAGTCTGATGGCTTTAACCCACATCTGACAGTTTGCGATGAAATCGCATCTTGGCCCGGTGAGCAGGGGCTAAAGCAGTATGAAGTCATGAAGTCGGCTATGGGCGCACGGAGACAGCCTCTGATTTTATCCATCTCTACTTCCGGCTATATCAACGATGGTATTTACGACGAGCTGATCAGACGATCCACCCGATTCCTCCTGGGCGATAGTCAGGAAACCAGACTTGCCCCATTTTTGTACATGATTGATGATGTTACCCGGTGGGACAATATCGCTGAACTGCAAAAATCCAACCCAAACCTTGGCGTCAGCGTGTCGGCAAACTACCTTTTGGAAGAAATCGCCGTAGCCCACGGCAGTTTAAGCAAGCGAGCCGAATTCCTGACGAAGTATGCCAACATCAAGCAAAATGCCTCCGTGGCCTGGCTTGCAGCTGAGGATGTAACTGCCATTACCGGACCGCAGCAGCAGCTTTCAGATTTTCGCAACAGCTACTGCGTGGGTGGCATCGACCTGAGCCGGACCACAGATCTGACGGCCTGTGTTGTTGTGATCGAACGGGACGGTGTCCTGTATGTATTTGCTCAATTTTTCTTACCCCGAAATAAGCTGGAGGTGGCCACTGAGCGAGATGGACTGCCGTATGGGACGTATGTATCCCGTGGGCTGCTGACTTTAAGCGGAGACAACTTTGTAGATTACAAAGACTGTTACCACTGGTTTACCCGCCTGATTGAGGAATACCAGATTTATCCGCTGCAAATCGGCTATGACCGGTATACCGCCCAATACTTGGTGCAAGACCTATCCTCCTATGGCTTCCATATGGACGACGTGTTCCAGGGCTTCAATCTGACTCCTGTTATACAGGAGCTGGAAGGCATCGTGAAAGACCGGAAGATTTATATTGGTGACAACGACCTCCTAAAGGTTCACCTCTTAAACAGTGCAGTCCGGTTGGAGGCTCAAACAGGCAGGTGTAAACTGATCAAAATTCGGGGTCAGGACCGGATTGATGGAACGGCTGCATTACTGGACGCTATGACTGTCCGGCAGAAGTGGTACAAAGACATTGGCCAGCAATTGAAAAACGAGGGATAATGCATGGGACTTTTTGAAAAAATCTTTGGCCGACGGAATGAATCTGCTGCAAACGGCACCATTTTCCGTATGCTGAACGGGTACACTCCCCGTTTTACAACATGGAACGGGCGCCTGTATGAAAATGCCTTGGTACGATCTGCCATCCATGCCAGGGCGTCTCATATTAGCAAACTGCAGATTGCGGTGCAGGGACCAGCTAAGCCAAAACTGCAGACGCAGCTGCGGCTTGGCCCCAATGCCTGGCAAACCTGGGGGCAATTCCTATATCGTTTATCCACAATCCTGGATATGCAAAATACGGCGTTTATTGTGCCAGTCTTAGACTCATTTGGAGAGTCCGTAGGTGTGTTTCCGGTTCTTCCGTCGCGGTGCGATCTGCGGGAATATGCCGGAGAGGCATGGGTTCGGTATGATTTTGGCAGCGGACAGTATGCAGCCGTAGAACTGCACCGCTGTGGGATAATGACCAAATTTCAGTACACAGATGATCTGCTCGGTGAATCCAATAGTGCGTTATCTCCCACCATGGAACTGATTGACATCCAAAATCAAGGGATTTCCGAAGGTGTCCGGGCATCGGCGTCTTTCCGATTTATGGCCCGGCTGAATAACTTTTCCAAGCCAGAGGATTTATCTAAGGAAAGAAAGCGATTTACTGCAGAAAACCTTCGGGGAGACGGCGGTGTGCTTCTGTTCCCAAATACCTATGACCAGATCCAGCAGATTAAAAGCACTCCCTTTGTAGTAGATGCTGACCAAATGACAGCCATTGAGAAAAACGTTTACACATACTTCGGGGTGAATGACGATGTTTTGCAAAATAAGGCTTATGGCGATGCCTGGAGTGCCTTTTATGAGGGCGCAATTGAGCCTTTTGCGGTACAGCTTTCAGACGTGCTGACTCAAATGCTATTTACTACCCGGGAGCGGGCAGCCGGAACATTTGTCATGGCCACGTCCAATCGCCTGCAGTACATGTCCAATGCGGATAAACTCCGTGTGAGCCAGGGCCTGGCCGATCGCGGCATTATGAATCGCGATGAGATTCGAGAGATTTGGAATTTGCCGCCATTGCCTGATGGGCTTGGCCAGGATTTTCCGGTACGTGGAGAATACTACGCTTTAGGACGGAAAAAGGAGGACCATGCCGATGGAAATGAGTGATAAGCAGAGATCCAGACTGGAAAATGGCCGGGAATACCGGTCTATGAGTTTATCTGTCCGTGCCCAAACAGATAAGCCTGGAGAGATGATTGTGGAGGGCTATGCCACCACATTTGACCAGCCCTATGAGTTGTATTCCGATGGGCAGTATACGCTGCTGGAACAGGTGGACTCCAGGGCGTTTAACGGGTGCGACCTATCCGATGTGATCATGCAGTATGATCACCAGGGCCGGGTCTTTGCCCGGACACGCAATAATACTCTGACTGTTTATCCGGATGGTAAGGGTTTATTGATAAGAGCAGATCTGAGCGGTACCGAAGAGGGCCACAAACTGTTCCAGGAAATTCGGGACGGCTATACGGATCGGATGAGCTTTGGCTTTGTGGTTGGAGAAGACCGCAGAGAATATACCGAAGATCATAGCGCTGGGCGTGTGACCTGTATAAGAACCGTTGTAAAGATCAAAAAACTGTACGATGTCAGTGCCGTAAGCGTCCCAGCCAACGACATGACATCCATCAGTGCCCGCACGCTGGCTGACGGATGGATCGCCGAGCGTAAGGCGGAGGAGTTCCACCAGCGGAAACAAACACTAAGACTCAAATTACTTTTGGAGGGATCACTATGAATATCGAAGAAATCAATGCAAGATTGCTGGAAATCCGTACTGCACTGGATGAGGGTCAGGCGGGGCTGGACTTGGACGCTCTGGAGGCAGAAGCCACCAGTCTGCTGGAACAGCGGACAGCCTTGCAATCCGAGGCCACGCGGCGGCAGGAATTGCGCAGCCGTGTAGCCGCCGGGGCTGGACAGGAAACCAGAAATATGCGGAAGCCTACCGTTACAACAGACCCGGAAATCCGCGGCGTTGACAGTGTAGAATATCGCCGGGCTTTCTTATTGGAATTGGCTGGCCGCGGAGAAGAGATGTCCCATGAGGAGCGGGCTGCCTTTGTACACACCACAGCCAACACCACAGCGCCGCTTCCAACCACCATGTTAAACCAAATTTGGGATTTGGTGAGCAAGCAGCACTGCATTATGCAAGACATCACCATCTACCGGACTGGTACCATCCTGGAAGTTGTGAAGCACACAGCCATTGCCCAGGGTGCAGCCAAAACCGTGGCCGAAAATACAGCCAACGACGATGAGCAGAATACTACCGTGAAGGTGACACTGAGCGGCAAAGACTTTTCGAAACATGTGGAGATCTCTTATGCCATGGAGCGTATGAGTATTGATGCGTTGGAGAGCTATCTGGTGCAAGAGATTTCCCGGGGACTGGGTGAAGCTTTGGCGGACGACATCGTTGCCACCATCCGGAGTGGCATTGCGACCGATAATAAGGTGACAACCTCTGCTGTAGGTGCGGTAACCTATGGAGAGTTGGCAAATCTTTTCGGCCGACTGGCCCGTGTGGGCACTGTCAGCGTGTATGCAACACGAAGCACAATCTATACCCACTTGGTCGCTATGGTAGACAGCACTGGGCGTCCAATCTTCCAGCCCAGTCTGCAGGCTGGGCAGCAGGGTGTGCTCCTGGGCGCTGCAATTAAGATTGAAGATTCTGTGGGTGACGGCAAGTTGCTGATCGGTGACGGGTCCAAGGTGCTGTACAACATGATCCAAGATATCATGATTGAAACAGACCGGGATATCAAGACGCACAAGGTGATCCATTCCGGTTATGCCAGGGGATCTGGCACGCTGATCGACGAGAAGGCATTTGCAGAGCTGACGATTAAGTCTGCCTGAGTGAGGTGATGCAATATGCTTCTGGATAAGGTGCGTTTGGCCCTGCGGATCACAACAAAGGCTTACGATTGCGAACTGGATGACCTGATCCAAGCAGCTATTGCAGATCTGCGCATTGCAGGTGTTGTTGTCTCAGCGCCGCAGGAAGATCCTCTTATAACCCGCGCGATAATTACTTACTGCCGGTATCACTTTGGCTCTCCGGAGCAGCCCGACCGGCTGAAACGAGCCTATGATGAGCAAAAGGCGCAGTTGCAGGTGTCCACCGGCTACACAGACTGGGGGTGCCTGAATGCTCCGTGATCACGTGGTATCTCTGATTTCCAAAGTTTATGCCGACCCGGACGCCTTAGGTCAATTGCTGCCTCAGGAAACTTCACGGGAGGTTTTTTGCCGGGTAGGAAGTGTAAGCCAGACCGAGTGGTTCAATGCTGGCCGTGCTGGACTTGCAGCTCAATACAAGCTGGTTCTGTTCGCCCCGGATTACCGGGGCGAGGACACCGTGGAATTGGATGGAGAGCGCTATGGCGTATACCGCAATTATGCGGGCGATGGTGATCAGATCGAGTTATATTTGGAGAGAAAGGGTGGCTTATAGTGGCAGAAAAAGTATCTGTTGACGGTTTGGCTGACGCAGTTCTAGATGCACTCCGGAATTACAGCAAAAATGTCACCGATACAATGAAAAACTGTGTGCTGTCTGCTGCCGAAACCTGCCTCCAGGAAATTCAGGAGAAAAGCCCTGTGCAAACTGGAGGGTATAAACAAGGCTGGCAAAACAAAGTGGCCTATGAGAATGGGACAGGCGTCCGGGTCGTCATTTATAACGAAGACAATTATCAGTTAACTCATTTGTTGGAGTTTGGGCATGCAAATGTGAACGGTGGCAGGACCCCTGCTCACCCTCATATCCGCCCAGCAGAACAGAAAGCGGCGGAAAAGCTAGGGAAAAATCTCAATAGAAATTGGCACTAATAAATATTGCATTTGATTTTATCACAAGCAATCATTACACGAAGAGAATTGTTGCGGAAGGAGGAATCCACAAATGAGCCTTGCTGACATTAAAGCATCTCTGGAGCGTACCGGTTATCCGGTGACCTACAGAGCATGGCCGGTTCCAGCCGCACCGCCATTGCCCTTCATTTGCTACATGGTAACAGGAACTGATAATTTCTATGCAGATAACGAGGTTTACTGCAAAATCGAACGCGTACAAATTGAGCTATATACCAAATTGAAGGATCTTGCAGCGGAAGCACGAGTAGAAGCCGCTATGTTAAACTGGCCCTGGCAAAAAACTGAATCCTATCTGGACGCAGAGCAATGCTATCAAATTTTATATGAAATTGAGGTGTAATTATGCCAAATGCTGAAAATAAAGTGCAATTTAATCTGAAGAATACACACTACGCGGTTTTGGATGAGTCCGGCGGCAATCCGAAATGGTCGGAGCCTGTATTCGTCCCGGGAGCAGTATCTCTATCTTTGAATGCCGAAGGCGATGTAACCCCGTTCTATGCTGACGGTATTACCTACTATCAGTGTGTTTCCAACAATGGCTATAAGGGAGACCTGGAGATGGCGCGTCTGATTGACCAGATGCGCAAGGACATCTGGAAAATTGAAGAGCGGGATACCGATCATGTACTGCTGGAAAACAGCAACATTGAGCCTGCTCCCTTTGCTCTGCTGTTCCAGATTGACGGAGACGCAGACAACGAACTGTACTGCCTCTATAACTGCTCCGCCACCCGGCCCAGCATCGAAGGGGAAACGACAAATGACAGTAAGACGCCGAAAACCCAGAAAGCCAATATTTCTGCAGTGCCATTGGAAAGCGGATATGTTATGGCCCGGACAACAGCAAACACACCTGCTGCAGTCCGAGAAACCTGGTTCAAGCAAGTCTACCAGCCCACATCCGCTTCCAGTGAAGGCTAAGGAGGCACATCATGGAAAGAGTTGTTTCTTTTGGTCGGCAAGAAATCCTCATGCGGGCATCCGCGCTGACACCTCGCCTATATCGTGCACAGACCGGGCGTGATTTGCTCTCAGATATCCGGCAGCTGCAGACAGCGTACGCCGATTCCGTTGCTGCTTCCAAAGATGGGAATATGTCTATGGCCGCTGTTCCGGATTTGACCATTTTCGGTGATGTCGCTTGGATCATGGCCAAGCAGGCGGATCCGACCGTCCCGGATACTGTGGAGGAATGGCTGGACAGCATCGACGGTGTCTTTTCAATTTATGAAATCATGCCTCAGATCATGGATCTTTGGGCAGCAAACATTGCAACTACATCGGTCTCTAAAAAAAAATAAGGCCGACTGTGCGAGTGTTTAATGGAGCGACTTTCCAGCTCCGCTGTGCGGAGCTGGGACTATCCCGTGAAGACTTGGACGGGATGACGGTAGGCATGGTTCTGGATATGCTGACGGAACGGGCGAACGATTATTGTAAATACCCATATAAGGCAACCCAAGAAGATATTTATGCGTTTTTCGGCAGGGGGTGAGTAGGTGGCCGACCGGATAAAAGGTATTACAGTTCAAATAGGCGGTGACACCACTGGCCTTAGTAAGGCTCTGGAGGGTGTCAACAGATCAATCGGAGCAACGCAAAGCCAATTGCGGGATGTAAACCGGCTGCTAAAACTAGATCCCCAAAATGTGGTGCTGCTGGAGCAGAAGCAACGGCTCTTGGCGGACGCGACAAGTGCAACACAGAAAAAACTGGAGCAGTTGGAAGCCGCCAACCAGCAGGTAACGGAAAGTGCAAAAAACTATGATGCTTGGAAAACTGCCTACACGCCAATTCAGGACGAAATTATATCCACCAGGGACCGCCTGAAGGAACTAAAAAAGCAGCAGCAGGACATGTTGGATGCTGGAGATGCAGATACATCAGCCTATGCAGAAATCACCAAGGCAGTACAAAATACTACTAAAGAACTGCGGGGTCTGGAAAATCAGGCAAAAGAGGTATCCGATGAGTTTGGTAATCCGGTCTCTCCAAAGCAGTATGATGCCTTGCAGCGTGAGATTGAGAGCACCCGGATAAAGTTGCAAAATCTCCAGTCTGCAGCAGATGCGACAGAAGCGGCATTGTGGGATATTGAAGCCAAGCCGTTAGAGGATATTACCGATACGGTAGAAAACGTCGAGGAGGCCCTGAAAAATACGGAAGCTGCTACAATTTCCTATGGGGACGTCCTGAAAGCCCATTTGCTATCTGACGCAATTATGCGTGGCCTGGAAAAGCTGACTGGCTTGATCAAAAATTTTGCATCGGGAATGATTGACTCTGCCGCTACCGTACGGGCGGAGAATGCACAATTTGCCCAGACATTTGGCGATCTGGAGTCCTCTGCCAGGACCAGCTTGCAAGCCGTTGCAGCTGAAGCGGGAATTACCGCTACGCGCATGCAAGGAAGTTATACAATGATTTATGCCTTTGCCAAGACGGCTGGCGCAGACACTGCTCAGGCTATGGACATTGCCAGTCGATCTATGCGTGCAGCATCAGATTCCGCAGCGTATTATGATCGATCTATTGAAAATACAACCGAAACTTTGCAGAGCTTCCTGAAGGGCAACTACGCCAACGATGCTGCATTAGGCATTGCTGCGACAGAAATAACTAGGAACACAGTAGCCAATAAGAAGTACGCCAAGAGCTTTCAAGAGCTCTCTGAAGCTCAAAAAGTCGATGTGCTGTTATCTATGGTTGAAGCCGGTAATAAAGCGTCTGGTGCACTGGGCCAGGCTGCCCGGGAAGCCGGCTCTTGGGAAAATGTCACAGGCGAATTGAATGAGGCTTACCGGCAGTTGCAGGCCACCATCGGTGCTCCGGTGCTTGAGTCGGTTATTCCCGTCATTCAAACTGTAACGCAAAGTCTGAGCAATGCAGCCCAGAAAGGCAAGTTTGATCAGCTGGCTCAGGGAATTGGAGATACATTTGGCTGGTTGATTGCGCATGGGGAGACGGTAATCAGCGCTGTGGCTGGCATTACTGCGGCCTTCGTGGCCATGAAGGCTGTGCAGAAGGCAGAGGAAATTGCCATCCTTGCTAGTAGACTGATTCACATGGGGGCAGCCGCAACGGCGGCTGGCACGGCAGTAGCGGCGTCCAGTGCCGTCATCTCCACATCCCCCTGGGGGCTTGCAGCTACGGCCATCAGTCTGGTGGTTGGGGCTGTGACCGCGCTTGTAACCTCTATCAAGCAATCAGAGGCGGAGACGAGTGAATTGCAGCAGTCGGTGGAACAGTTGACGATATCGTTTGATGATGCCAACCAGCGTATGTCGTCTGCAAAGTCTGAGGCGGATGGTGCGGCGTATGCAGCAAAATCCTACGCGCAAAGATTAAGGGAATTGCAAACCAGCGGACTGAACACTGCAGCAGCGCACAAGGAGTATGAGCTGACCGTGGAAGCTCTGAATGAGCTAATTCCAGAGCTGAACTTATCTATTGATGAGCAAACAGGATTGATCGATCGGAGTGTTGCTGCTCTTGAACGTGACATAGACGCATGGAAACGAAATGCCACAGCGAAAGCTTTGCAAGAAAGGTTCTCGGATCAATTGGAGGCCCAAGGACGAGCTCAGGCGGATGTAATAACCGCCCAAGCCAAACGGAATCAGTTGGAGCGGGAAGCCATTACTCTGGAGGATAGATACGCCAAGGCTATGGTGGAAAAAGAATCTGCTCAGGCTAGGATGGCCCGAGCAGAACAGGTCTTGAGCGATGCGTCCGGGGCGAGCTGGGAGGTGCAGGAGGCACTTAGGCAGGAACTTGCGAGGCTTACGGCTGAGTATGATCTAGCAGAACAGGCTTGTACAGATGCGAATCTCACACTCAAAGAAAATAAGCGGGACCAGGCAGCCCTTACAGAAGAGATCGACAAAGCACAGGGCATTGTTGACTCCTATGAAAAGGAGCTCTTAGATGCTGAGTCTGCCCTAAATGACTATACAAAACAGACTGAAGATGGCGCAGATGCGACAGGGGAAATGGGTCCTGTTATGCAGGAGCTTCAGAGTAGGTTGAATGATTTGAAGACGACCTATACCGATGCCAGGGACAGTGCCAGAGATAGCTTGGACACCCAGATTGGACTATTTGATGAACTGTCCATAAAATGCGAGTTATCAGTACAGGACATGATTGAGTCGTTACAATCCCAACAGGTAGCAATGGACAACTATGCAGAAAACCTTAGAACAGCTGCCCATTGGGGCATTGACGAAGGGTTGCTGAAGTCCCTATCCGATGGCTCTGTGGAATCCATGCAGTATTTACAAGCGATTGTTGATGGTGGAGAGGGGGCAATTGACGATTTGAATGCGGCATTTGCCAAGAGTGAGCAGGCCAAGGACAACTTATCAGATGAGCTAGCTGCAGCTGCTACTGGTGCGCGAGAACAATACGATGAGATGAAATCTGATGCCAAGGAAGCTGGCCTAAATATTGTGGACGGCCTTGTGACAGGAGTCAACAGTAATTCTGACAGGTTTTATCGGGCCATGGCGAATATGGCCGGTACTGGGGCAGCTTGTTTCCGGGAGTACTACTCCATCTATTCCCCATCTCGACTTATGGCGGATTACGGAAAGTATATTGACCTTGGCTTGGCTCAAGGCGTTGAAGCGCATTCCAATAAATTTGTGCTTGCCATGGAAAAGCTATCTGCTCTGGGCGATGCAAGCTTTGCTCCTCTATCTTCCCATGCCGTCTACAATTCCGTGGAATCTACGCAGAATACGCAAAGTGTAAATTTGGGTGGATTGTCTGTATATGTCAATGCGGGGCCAATTAGCGACCCAGATCAGTTGGCAGACCTGTTAGCTGACCGAATTCAAGAAAAAGTTGCAAGCAGGAGTCTTCTATATGTATAGCTATTTTTCTTTTGGTGGGCAGCGGAGCTATGATTTTGGCTTACGAATAGAGTCTGCGCCCACCCTGTCGAAGCCAAAACGAAAGGTAGAGTTGATCAGCATACCTGGCCGCAACGGGAATCTGCGAGTTGATCAGGGTGGGTTTGAAAATGTCTCGGTGACATATAAGTGTTCATTCCGGGGCGATGCGACAAAAGCATCTGAGATTGTTGAGTGGCTATACGCTGCAGGGGCTGGATACGCCATCCTGAGGGATAGTTATTTTCCGGGCGTATTCCGACTGGGTGCATTTGATGGCCCCATTGATATTGTCAGTACACTGAACCGTGCTGGCCGTTGCAACATCACGTTTGATTGCCGCCCAGAGGTATGGCTGGACTCTGGCAATAATCCCATGCAATTCTCTCCTACGGCCAGCGTACGGGTTTTTGAAGCCGATATATTTAATCCAACGTTGTTTGATGCACGACCTCTGATCCGTGTCTTAGGCAATGGCTCTGCATCCATCAATATAAATGATCGGGCTTTTTCCATATCGTCCATTCCGGACGATATCTACATTGATTGTGACATGCGCAACGCATATCGGGACGGTATCGGATATAATGACCTCATCATAACGCCCACAGACTTCCCTATTTTGAATCCTGGGCACAACCGACTTGTAGTAGCTGGCGTGACAACTATGACGGTGACACGGCTTGAAATTACTCCAAGGTGGTGGAGAATATGATACCGACTATCCACAGTGCATCAGAGACGAATTTTGATACATTGGGACTGGGTAGTTTATCCGATTCCATTTCCTGTATCGTGACTGAAGAACGCAACGGAATTTATAACTTGGATTTAGTATATCCGCTGGGTGGCATTAATTTTTCGCACTTGGACGTAGATAATATTATCGTTGCGCCAAGTAATGACCAGGACAGATTTCAGCCTTTTCGCATCTATGCTGTCCGCCCGACTATATCAGGACGGATTGCTGTGCAGGCGCATCATATCAGCTACCAGCTGTTGGATATACCATGCGCACCATTTTCAGCTTCTAGTTTGCACGAGGCTCTTTCTGGACTGCGGCGATACGCTGTAGGGGACATGCCTTTTACCCTGGAGTCTGACTTTTCATCGGCTGCTTCATATGTCCAGCCGGTGCCGCAATCTATCCGACTACGCCTAAGTGGAGAAGCCGGAAGCATTATTGATACCTTTGGGGGAGAGTTGGAATGGGACCGGAACAAAGTTCTGATCCACAAGAATCGTGGACGCGACAATGGCGTGGTGATCTCGTATGGTAAGAATTTGACAGATTATGATCAAGAAACCAATATCTCCGGTTTGCTGACAGGGATTTATCCATATTACTACAGGGATGATGTGTTTGTACAACTGCCGGAACGTGTAATAACGATAAGCAGCGGTTTCAGCTATCAGCGTGTAAGACCGATGGACCTTACTGACAAATTTGATGCTATGCCAAGCGAAGCACAGCTGCGAGCTGCAGCACAAGATTATATTAGCGTAAATAAGTTGACTGTTCCAAGGGTATCAATCAAGGCGAGCTTCTTCCCATTGTGGCAGACTGAAGAATATAAAGACATCGCGCCGCTAGAGTGCGTCCGATTGTGTGACACAGTCACGGTCCGGTTCCCCAAATTTGGGGTTGATGCAAAAGCAAAGGTGATCAAGACTGTCTACAACGTATTGGAAGATCGATACAGTAACATAGAGCTTGGAGATGCCCGGCAAACACTGGACACAACAATAGCAACCCTACTAACAGGAGGGCGCAAATGATTAACAAGCAAACGATCAATCTTGATATGTCATCGTATGACATTTGTCCACGAGTTATGGCCAAACAAGGCGATGCTGGCAGCCGGGATATTGAGATCAAGCTATACGATGGCGGCGTACTTGCCAATATCAATAATCAAATTACATCCCCCGGCACGACAACCAAAGGCATCGTGCGATTTTGTAAGCCAGACGGCAAGGGCGGGATCTACGATAAGCTTGAGGATAACACTGCTGCCTGCGCAATAACCGGCAAAGACACTATTACGGTACGGCTGGCCGCGCAAGTGCTGACGTGCCCTGGCGATGTGGTGATGGATGTTGCCATCGTCTGCGGTACAACAATAATATCGACATTTAACTTTATTATTTCTGTGCAAGCTGCTCCCACCGCAAGCATCACCCCATCTAACAACTACTATAACTATCAGACATTGGCGGACATCAACGAGGCCATTGATGAGGCCAAGGCGGCAGCTGCCGGGGCAGTAAAATTTGTCAACGGCGTCCGGCCGCGCGGCATCGGGAATGTAAACTTGGCAGTTAACGCCCTGGCGGAATGCAAAACACCACCCATCAACGCCATTAAAGAGGTCGCGGCGGTAGACGGATTTGTGGTGGTTGCCGGGGCAATCTTGGGCGTAAAATTTTCGTACAGCAATACTGCTGCAAATCCACAACTTAGCTACGGCGGAGCGGAGCTGCCCATCCTGGATAGGCTCAGCGGGAGGCCGATTGAGCCCAGCGACATTACGGCCGGGATCTACCACTTGCAGCTGACCAGCACAGGGTGGATCTTGCTGGATAAGCAGCAGATCAGCGGCTCTACTACCCCCGTGCCTGGCCCGCCCGGAGAGGACGGCGGGCATTGGATCCCGCATGTGGGGGACAATGGCACGCTGACCTGGACCGCAAGCAAGGAGGGCATGGGCGATGCACCAACCCCGGTCAATATCAAGGGGTTGCCTGGCGCAGATGGCGATCCTGGGGCTGACGGCGCGCCCGGAGCTGATGGACAGGACGGCGGATATTATATCCCGAGGATAATGCAGCCAGAAAGTAATATTATGCAGATCGCTTTTGACGCGAGTAAATCTGGCATGACATCGGTGCAAGCCCGGCAGATCGTGATACCAAAAGGGGACCCCGGGCAAGACGGTGCACCCGGACCGGCTGGCGACCCGGGGCCTAAGGGCGATAAAGGAGACAAAGGCGACCCCGGCAGCGCAGCAATCGGCCTAGGCGTGTGCAACAGCGCAGCTAATGTCGTTAACAAGGAGATATCTATATACACAGATGATTTCAAACCCATTATGAGCGCAATCGTCACAGTGGCATTTCGTATCGAAAACACAGCAGATAATCCGTCCCTGGTAATAAACAATAAATCCTATGGGATTATCGATTGCAGAAATGGCCAGCCCGTCAAGGCAGCAGCTATGTGCGGACAGGCGCATACGTATGTGCTAGATCCTCAAAATAGCGTGGCCTTTTTGCTGGACCCAAATACCGCTACCAGCTCCGTAACACTGGACAAGACCCTTACCCAGGAGGGACAGGCGGCAGACGCCAAGGCCGTTGGGGACAAAATCAAAGAGGTCCGGGACAATTTTACCAGTGGGAACGAGCAGCTAGCCGGGACAGACCTTACATTGCAGGACCCAGCGGATGCGGACCATGGTGTAGCTCTGCAGCTTGGTGCTAAAATCGTAGATTCTAGTGGATTCCCAACTGCTCAAAGGCTCTATCCGACAGGAATTTATGGTGATGAGCCAGTTATCATTGGAAATCTTGCGGACCCCCAGGATCCACGAGATGCTGTATCTAGGCAATATTTAGACGACCGGCTTGGGGCTCTACCGGCTTCAGGCACCGCTGTGTGGAGATTGCTGGGGGAATATGACTTTGCGAACGAGCAAGTCGGAGTGATTGAGCTCACAAACCTGGGCGGACTCACGGATATTTACTTCCGTTGGGAGGGTATTTCAAACACGTCTGCAACGAAATCGGGGATGATTATTACTGTAAATAGCGTGGTTGCGGCTCTTGGAGAAGGGGACATCATCCCAATCCAATCCTCGTCTCAAAGTAAGCTCTACGGGTACACATCTGCACACTGGAACGGACTCTCCTGGGATGCGCGAACAACCGGCGGAGCTATATCACCGGAAAATTACTCGGCGAACGCATACTGGAGGGGACAGTATAATCAAAAATTAAATGTGGGGGCCTGCAATGAGATTAAAATATCTCAACCTGGTCTTGATTACAAGGCCACATCCGGAATCTTAAGGATTTATGGGGGAAAATAATGAAAAAGTATACTAATGGCGAGCTTGTAGAAATGACACCGGAGGAGATTGGGGAATTGGAAGATCTCCACGCAAAAACAGCCGCGACCGAACGCCACCGGCCTTTATCTACAGAGGAGGTGACCCGTATGCTGCTGGAGCAGAGCATCAACACGCTGGGGCTGAACGATGAAATGGCCCTGCGTGCCCAGGGATTTTATCCGGAGTGGGCCCCTGGAACGGAGTATCCAGCCGAATACAAAGTGAGGCGAGGAGACCGCCTGTGTCGGTGCGTCCAACAACATACCAGTCAGGCGGGGTGGGAGCCGGAAAACGCTCCATCCTTGTGGGAGTACATCAACGAGACGCACGATGGCAGCAAATATGATCCCATTCCCTACGATGGGAACATGGAGCTCTCTGAGGGCCTGTACTACACGCAGGGCGGAGTTTTATACAGGTGCACCCGGAGCACCGGCCAGCCTGTTTACAGCTCTCTGGCGGAGCTGGTAGGGCTGTATGTGGAGGTAGTGCCATGAACCCCGCCATGTATCCGGCCCTCTTTGTAGCTGGAGGTGGACGCGGAACAAACGGCAGCATCAATGTGTAAAATGAGGAGGAACAAAAATGAATGCAAAAGATCTGATCTGCACTGCAATTGGTGCTATTGGCGGAGCGATTGCCGCTGCCTTCGGCGGCTGGAACGCCGCTCTGCTGGCTCTGATTATCTGCATGGCCATCGACTATTTCACCGGCGTCATCGTCGCCCTGGTCTTCCACCGGTCCCCAAAATCGGATAGCGGTGGCCTGAACAGCTCTGTAGGCTTCAAGGGCCTACTGCGTAAGATCGCCGTGCTCCTGATTGTTGTGGTGGCCAACCAGGTAGATATTTTAATTGGGACTACATACGTCAGAGATGCAGTAGTCATCGGCTTCTGTGCAAATGAGATTATATCTGTTCTGGAAAATGCAGGGCTGATGGGGATCCCCATCCCGAGTGTGCTGCTGAAAGCAATTGATGTACTGAAAAATAAGGGCGAAAAGAAGGAGGAATAAGCTATGCAGATCCACAAGCAACTGGCCACCCGCAATAATTGCTACCGCCGGAATCAGGGGGAAATGGGAAAGAACCCGGGGGAGCGGGACAGCCGCTATGCCCGATACTATCAAGGCCCCCAAGGGGTGATGATCCACTCCACGGGGGCCGAGAACCCAAACCTGCGGCGCTATGTGCAGCCGGATGATGGCACATTGGGGGTCAACCCCAATGGCAACGACTGGAACCGGCCGGGGCTGGATGTGGCAGTCCACGCCTTCATCGGACTGACCCGGTCGGGAGAGGTGGCGGCCTATCAGATCCTCCCGTGGGAGTACCGGGCCTGGCACTGTGGCGGCAGTGGAAACGACACCCATCTTTCCATTGAGATTTGTGAGGACAATTTGCAGGATCGGGGGTATTTTGACCGGGTCTACCAGATGGCTATGGAGCTGACGGCAGAGCTGTGCAGGAGGTTCCGGCTGGATCCACTGGCTCCGGGAGTGGTGGTGGACCACGCCGAGGGGGCGGCGCTGGGCATTGCCAGCAACCACGCCGATGTGGACCACTGGTGGAGCCGCTTTGGGACTTCCATGGATGATTTTCGCGCCGGTGTGGCGCAGCTGCTGCAGGAGGAGTCCAGGCCGCTGTACCGGGTGCGTAAATCCTGGGCGGACAAGGATAGTCAGGTTGGCGCGTTTGCGGATCTGGATAAGGCGAAAGCCGCGTGCCCTGTGGGGTACAGCGTTTTCGATTCCGCTGGGAAAGTAATTTACATTAATACAGGAAGGGACGATAAGGTACAATAAATTGCGCAAATTGAAGGAGGCAAAAGAGTAGACACGGCTTGCCGGTCTCTGGTAGAATGAAGTTACCACACAAACATTCGAAAGGAGACGACAAACCATGTCCAACAACATTGTACAATTCAACGAGGAAATTATCAAGGGGCAAATCAAGGAATTGGTTCGGGGA